ACAGTTATCATCAACTCACTGGTTAACAGCATTTATATGCGTTATGCATACACGCTCGCTAACCCAGAACAGAATTGCTTCAGTTTTAAGCAGAACGTCAATCTGTTCACATATGGAGACGATAACATCATGGGTGTGTCTCGTTCTTGTGATTGGTTTAATCACACAGCCATTCAACGCACTTTGTCTACTATTGGTGTTCAATACACTATGGCAGACAAAGAAGCTGAAACTAAACCGTTCATCAACATCTCTGAGTGCTCTTTCCTAAAGAGATCATGGAGATACGATGAAGAAGTTGGGGCACATTTGTGTCCATTGGAGGAGGAATCTATCCATAAATCACTCACAGTGTGGGTCCCTTCATCCACCCTGAGTCCAGAAGCTCAGATGGTTGCAGTGATCAGCAGCGCGAACAGTGAGTATTTCTTCTATGGAAGAGAGGTGTTTGAGAAACACCATCGCTTCTTTAAGGAGATTTTACAGCGCGAACCCTTCTGTCATTACGTGGCAGAATCCACCCTTCCTGGTTGGGACCTCCTTGTAAAAAGGTTTTGGAAGGCGTCGGAGGGTAATTAGAAAACGTTCCATCCCGTTGTAATGTGCTTGGCAGCTCATTGCAACGTATATATAGTCACAGAAAAGTATAAATAAGATAAACAAAACAAGTGTTGAGGAAATCACCGAAAGTATTTCCCTCATTAATAGGCACGAGAGCGCCTATTATACGAGTATCAAGTCTCTTATTACACTTCAGGGAGAAGAATCTAATGATGATACTAATCCCTCTGAAACTACTGTTTCCTTCAATGATGCAACAGCTGGAGATATGTACATGATGCCTCCATCTGTGAATCCTATTGCAGAAGTTGACAGTACTTCTGAAGTAGGACTATCACAATTTCTGGCACGTCCAGTTGTTATTGATACGACTACTTGGACAACGACTGATGTTATTGGTCCTCTTAAAACCATTGCTCCTTGGCAATTGTTTATGAGTAATGCAGCTGTTTCTCGCAAACTCAATAATTATGCTTTCCTACGAGGTAAGCTTCATGTTAAGTTTGTGATTAATGCTACACCTTTCCAATATGGCTTGTTACGAGTTTCATATACACCTCTTCAAGGGTATATTTCTGATAAAACCAAACCTATTGGTTCAGTTGTAGCTGGTAGACTTCTCCAGCGCTCGCAACAGCCTGGTATCTATGTAGAACCAGCTACCAATGCTGGCGGAGAAATGGAATTGCCGTTTTTCTACCACAAAAATTGGTTAGATATAACAAGTAACACAGACGTGACCAACTTTGGAGAATTGTCTTATGACGTTTTTGCTCCATTGCAGATAGCTTTGGCTACTGCAACTACTAGTGTCACTATTCGTACCTTTGCTTATATGACTGATGTTGAACTTATGGGTCCAACAACTAAGCTTGTATTGCAAGGTGACGAGTATGGAAATGGTCCTGTATCAGCACCCGCATCTGCTGTTGCTAATATAGCCTCGTATCTAGTTAATGTTCCAGTGATAGGATCTTTCGCTAGAGCTACACAAATAGGTGCTAGCGCAGTCAGCTCGATTGCATCTCTGTTTGGTTTCACTAATGTACCAAACATTAATAATGTTGAGCCTGTCTACTGCATGTCTGCACCCCACCTTGCTACATCTGAAATCTCAGTTCCTTATCAAAAACTAACCTTGGATCCTAAGACTGAATTGTCCATTGATCCTTCCGTTTTTGGTTTATCCAATCAAGATGAGCTCTCACTGTCTTATCTTAAGAAGAAAGAGTCTCTTTATGGGTATGTCGTGTGGAACACCACGGATGTGGTGAATACCAAGTTGTTGAATGCGCGTGTAACGCCCTCACTGAATCTCAATGAGGATATTACAAATTCTGTTGCAGTGCGTATTGGATTTCGTACATTCCACACACCACTTTCATATATCTCCCAGCTTTTTAAACACTGGCGCGGATCATTGAAGTTTAGGTTTAAAGTGGTATGTACTAAATATCACAAAGGACGTTTGAAATTTGCTTACGATCCTGTTGCAGATATTAGTGCATCCAACCCAGGAACAAATGAGGTTTATACTCATATCCTTGATTTAGGAGAGTCCAATGAATTGACCATTGAAATTCCATATCACCAGGCATTGGCTTGGTTAACTATTAATCAAAGTCAAAACGATGATTGGAATCCAGGTGGTGCTTTGGCACCCAATCCGAATTCTGCTAACGGTACAATTTCTGTAAGCGTTTTCAATACGCTAGAGGCACCTTCTACACCTTCTGCTTTGTACATTATGTGTTACATTACAGCAGGCGACGATTTTGAATTTGCTAATCCACAGGGCAACGTAAACAATGGAGGAACATCTTATGTACCTTCATTCTTTGCATTGCAAGGAGAAGAAACTTCAGTTTCTATAACCCTGGGTGAACCTGCTAAACCACATCCTGACCGGTATGGACAGAATTTTGGTGAAGCGGTTCTATCATTGCGAAAACTTTTGCATAGATCACAAATTCAGGATACCTGGTTGTGTCCCGCGGGTACTGGTAACGCTACTATGTTGTATCGTAAATCCTATTTCAGAATGCCATATGTACCAGGTTACTGTTCCCAGAATATGGGAACTCAGGCTAATAAGGTGGTTACAACCACCGGTACCGCAGATTATGCTTTTAATACCATGCACATGATGACATGGATTTCGGGTATGTTCTGTGGTTACCGTGGTTCAGCGAATTTCACAGTAACTATTAGTAATCCACAAGCCAAATTTGATGACATTCGTGTCACAAGATTGACTGACGTGGGAGGTCCTACTGCATTAAACAGGTTGGGCACTCTACAAGCTACTGTTTTGAATAGTGCTTCTTATTCCACTAAAATCTCTCGTTTTAATCAATATTATAATCTGAGAGATGGATTAGCTGGAGCTGCTGTAACATCCATGTCTACAGCACCTACGGTCCAATTCACTTTGCCGAACGTCTTGAATACGAATTTCTCATTTGTTAATTGGGATAATTTTATTCAGGGAGGTTCAGCTGATGGTACTGAAGCTGAGGCAGCAATGCTTTCTATTACAGCTGCTAATACTACAGCAACTGATGTATGCGCTTATACCACTGTACAAACAGCGGTTGGTGCTGGTGCAGACTTTACATGTTTGTTCTTTTTGTGTACACCTGTTGTAGATTACCTTTTGGGTGATCCTACACCTGTGTAATGCATAATTTTATATATTTGTATATACAAAACTTGCGTTGTAGTCGCAAGTTCTCATAATTCTAAATTATGAGTTTTTACGTCCACTTTCGGTGGTTGCGTTTCTTTTACGGTTTTTAACCTGAGGCGCAGCCTCGGGGGAATTTACGTGGATGAAATTG